ATGAATACACCAAACAAGTGCAAGAGGTTTATCCTGAAATGATAACTCAGTTATCAAGGTTGGGGATTGAAAATAATATGAAACCAATACCAATAACAGAAGATTGGTTGTTAAATTTTGGGTTTATCAAATCACATAATAATAATGGAGATACCTATCATATTCTTGATGAGGGAGGGATTACTTGTATGTTCACAGTTGAACATTGGAATACAGTAAAAAATGATTCTAAATGGTTTAACCATTGGCACGTTACTGGCTTATTAAAAGGTAATAAACTAAAACAGGTACACCAATTACAAAACCTTTATTTCTCTTTAACTAATGAAGAACTAAAACAATAGAAGTGTATCTAATATGAAACAAAACAAGGTAAAATGTAACTTAGATGAAACAATAAAGAATGAATAAACTATACAAAGGAGATTGCTTAGAAGTAATGAAGTCTATAACTGATGGCAGTATTGATGCTATAATTACAGACCCCCCTTACGGAACAACTGCTTGTAAATGGGATAGTGTAATTGACTTTGAATTGATGTGGGAACAACTGAATAGGATAATTAAACCAAATGGTGCAATTGTTTTGTTTGGTTCTGAGCCTTTTAGTAGTGCTTTAAGAATGAGTAATAAAAAAATATACAAGTATGATTGGAAATGGGTAAAACAAATACCAGGCAACCATTTAAACGCTAAAAAACAACCTTTAAGAAGTTATGAGGATGTTATGGTGTTTTATAAAAAACAATGTACATACAACCCTGTTTTAACTGATAAGCCAAAAAGCCATATAAGGGTAAACCCTATTGATATAAAAGTAAAAAATAATGGTGCTATTGGAAAAGTAAAAGAGAACGTAAAAAGGAATGAATTTAGAAGTATTCCATTAGATAAAAATTACCCAAACAATGTATTGAATATTAATATAATGGCTAAAAATAAAAGAATGCACCAGACTCAAAAACCAATAGCCCTAATGGAGTATCTAATAAAAACCTACACCAACGAAAACGAAACGGTTTTAGATTTTACTATGGGTTCTGGTAGTACTGGTGTAGCCTGTAAGAATACTAATAGGGATTTTATAGGAATAGAGCAAGATGACAAATATTTTGATATAGCAACCGAAAGGATAAACAAAGAAGAACCTCAAAAAGAACTGTTCTAAATAAATAAGAGTAATTTCTATTATATAGTATGGAAACGGAACAAAAGAGGACGCAGGAGGGTAAAAAGAAGTTACTAGCAGCACTAGAGATGTCATTAGGTATAGTAACAGAGGCTTGTGAGAAAGCAGAGATAACGAGAAGCAGGCATTACGCTTGGATGCAAAGTGATGAAGATTATAAGAAAGCAGTAGATAATATTGATAGTAAGTTTATTGACTTTGCAGAAACAAGTCTAAAGCAACAAATCAAAGATGGCAACACAACAGCTACTACATTCTTCCTAAGAACTAGAGGGCGTAAGCGAGGATATAATGAGAAACAAGAAATAGACTTAACTTCAGGAGATGAAAGAATCAAAATCAATATAAATCTTGGAGATTAATCCTAAGTTCACACCTAAACAAAAAGAATGTTTAAAGTATCTATTTGACAATAAGACTAAAGAGGTTTTATTCGGAGGAGCAGCAGGTGGAGGAAAGTCTTGGGTTGGTTGTAGCTACTTAATTACTATGTGCCTAACATATCCAAAAACTAGGTACTTAATGGGAAGGTCTAAGTTAGACGCATTAAAAAAGACTACACTAAATACATTCTTTGAAGTATGCACCGAATGGAACTTAAAAGCTATTAAGGACTACACGTTTAACGGATCAAGTAATGTTATAACATTTTACAATGGTTCTGAGATAATCCTAAAGGACTTGTTCTTATACCCTTCAGATAGAAACTTTGATAGTTTAGGTTCGCTTGAAATAACAGGAGCTTTCATTGATGAGGCAAATCAGATAACTGAAAAGGCTAAGAACGTAGTAGCGTCCAGGCTAAGGTATAAGTTAGATGAGAATGGCTTAATACCTAAGATGCTTATGACTTGTAATCCTGCTAAGAATTGGGTGTACTCAGAGTATTACAGACCTGCTCAAGATAATACAATAAAACCATACAGAAAGTTCATTCAGTCTTTAGTGATAGATAACAACTACATCTCTAAACACTATGAAACACAGTTATCTCAATTAGATGAACTAAGTAAGCAAAGACTTCTATTCGGTAATTGGGAGTATGACGCAACTGCTGATAGTTTAATAGATTATAACTCAATAATGGGAATGTTCAGTCAGAAAGGAATAACAGGAGAAAAGTATATCAGTTGTGATGTAGCACGATTTGGAAGCGATAAGACAGTCATAATGCTATGGGAAGGCTTACACCTTAAATATATTAGAACTATCCTTAAATCAGCTGTAAATGATGTTGTGGACGAGATTAAGAAACTACAACAAGAGAATGGAATAAATCTTAGGAATATTATAGTAGATGAGGACGGAGTAGGTGGTGGTGTTAAAGATTACTTACGTTGTCAAGGATTTACAAATAATGCTAGACCGATAAAAGGAGAGAACTATCAGAACCTAAAGACTCAATGCTATTATAAATTAGCAGACCAAATAAACAAAGGGCAGATAGGTGTAAGTTGTTCAGACGTTAATGTTAAGAATTACATAACTGAGGAGCTAGAACAAGTCAGAACTAAAGACGCAGATAAAGACAACAAATTACAGATAATTCCTAAAGATACTGTTAAATCTATTTTAGGACGTTCTCCTGATTATGCTGATGCTTTAGCTATGAGAATGTTTTACGAGATAGATAGTAACTTTGGAAGGTACTACGTGCAGTAAACTAAAAACAGTAAATTTCTATTATATAGTGTATGAAAGTAAAAATTAAAAAAGAAGGTAAAGTAGAAACATTCAAGCTAATCAATAGTTGGGCTGACGTTACTCTGTCTACTTGGCTACAACTTATTGACTTTGAAACAGGTACAAAGACTGAGGAAGCTACTGAAACAATAGCAGCACTATCTGACATTCCTAAGAAGTTAATTAAAGAACTATCCTTATCTGACGTTGCAGTTATAATGAGTAAGGTAGGAGAGTTACAACAAGAGCAAGATACAAAGCTTAAAAGGATTATAGAGATTAACGGAGTTGAATACGGATTCCACCCTGACTTAGATTCTATTAGTTTAGGAGAATACGCAGACATTGAGCAGTTCATTAAGAATGGAATAGACTCAAGTCTTCCTGAATTGATGGCTGTACTCTATCGTCCTATCAAACTAAAGAAGAACAAAATATATATAATTGAACCGTATGATGGAGATATTCGGCTCAGAGCTGAAGAAATGAAACTAATGTCAGCTGCACAAGTACAGTCTGCCCTTTTTTTTTTCTACACTTTCGCGAAGGTATTATCCGAGATTATGCCATTATATTTGATGGAGCGGCTGAAGGAAACGAAGACGCAGTAGCTAGTAATGACTTCGCTAGTAAGTGGGGATGGTTCGGAGTGATGCACAGGTTGTGTGGAGAGGACATTAGTAAATTAGAAAGTATTACAAACTTGAGTCTGTTAGAGTGTTTGACTTGGCTTAGTTATGAAACAGATTTGAACTCACAAAATAAAGTAAAAAGAAATGGTTAATAATAAGACATACAATAATATCGTAAATACTCTTTTACGACTCGGAGAATACCATAAGCAAATAAGCACAACTTCAGTAGGAGATATTTTTGATGTGGATTTATCTAAGGTAACTAAATTTCCACTACTACACCTAAATCCTACAAGTGTTGCTACAGGCGATAGTCAGCTTGTCTACTCGTTTCAAATCTTCATAATGGATATGGTATCGGAAAAGGAAGATTGGACAAAGAACAATGCATCAGCTGAATTTCCAAAGCTTTACAAGACTTTAAGTAACGAGCAAGACGTACTTAACGAAACTCTACAAATAGCAACAGACTTTATAGGAATGCTTAGACATTCAGAACAACAGTCTTTAGCAGGAACAAATGACATTAATGCTCCTATCTATTTCACACAAGACCAATTCACGATTGAACCATTCTCAGAAAGGTTTGATAATCTTTGTTGTGGATGGACATTCACTATTGGAGTCTTAGTTCAGAATGACTTTCAAACTTGTATCATTCCTGTAACATCAGAAGGAGCAGGTTATTAATGAAATGGAAAATTGGATATATTACAATACAGTTAAGTTGGAAAGGATGGAAAATAACATTTGATTTATGAAGACTGAAAACATAGAAAGATACTTAAATAGCTTCGGTAAGCAAGTAGTGAATAGGTCTAAGGGAAACTTACAGAAAGCAGGTAAAGGAGGTAAGCTTGAGGAGTCTATTACTTTTAAGGTAATTGAAGAAGCTGATGGTTTTACTGTTCAGTTCTATATGTCTTACTATGGTCAATTTGTAGACAAGGGAGTTTCAGGAACAAAGCAAAAGAGAACATTTAAAAACTACAAGAACAAAGTAGTAAAGAGTCCATACGCTTACAGAAACGCTAAAGGACATTCACAGCCACCTAGTAAAGCTTTAGATAAATGGGTAGTAAGAAAAGGAATAGCACCAAGAGATGCAAGTGGTAAGTTTTTAAAGCGTAAGACAATAACATTCTTAATAGCTAGAAAGATTGGACGTTTCGGAATACAAGGAATAAGTTTCTTTCAAAAGCCTTTAGGACTTGGTTTAAAAGAGTTCGGAAAAGACTTACTAGGTAACGTAAAAGAAGATATAATTAATAGTTTAACAACAGTAAAATAATGGCATTAACAATAGAACAGAATCCTTTATACACACTAAATCCTGTAGGACAGGAAGTAATCTTTACAGTTAGTGATTTAACTACAGTTGGTGCTTACTTCAATGTCAAGTATGTAGCTGAAGTTCATATAGCTGAAGATGACATAGACTTAGCAACTTCAACGGCAATAGGTACATTCAAGACTACACCAAACAATACAGGAGTAGGTATGTACGACTTTAGACCTATTTTAGAAAGCTTTGTAAGTCCTGATAACTTAGCAGCTTTAGGAAGTGAATTCAAAGGTGCAGCAACAACAGCTATTAAAACACATCCATTACATTTAATAGATAAATATTCTCTTAATGATAATGTAGTTAGATACTTAAAGATTAGATTTACAATAGAAGGTTCAACTACGGCAACAGGAACAGTAGCACCAATAGTAGGGTCTGAAGATGACTCAGTACAATATACGTTAATCAATGGCTATTTAAAACATACTGATGTTCAAGATAGGGATTCAACAGGAAACTTTGGATTTAATACAGATATATTTCAGTTAAATGAAATAACAGAGGGTATATTTCTAACTAATGCACCATTCATTCAGTACGCAAACATTGAAGACTATGGTACTTTATCTTTTATGGCTACTCCTGTAGTTGGTGATGAAGAAGATAGTACTGTAGATTACATTAAATTCATAACCTATGATACATCAGACGTAGCTATTACAGTATTTCAGGTAGACAATGTAGATGCTAACGGAGGTGTAACAACGTGGGATTCTGCAACTAAAAATCAGTTACTACACTTTGGTTGTTTTCCTGCTAATCTTATGTGGAACAGTGGCTTTTTAGCAGCAATATCTACGTTAAGTTATTACACACTAGAAGCTTATAATAGTTCAGATGTTAAGGTATCAGAAATATACAGAGTAAACATCAACTGCCCTACTCTTAAAGGCTACGAACCTATCAGACTTACTTGGCTTAATCAATGGGGAGTTTGGGATTACTATACATTCAAGATGAAATCCACAAAGTCTATTTCAACTAAGGGAAGTACATACCAACAACTTGGTGGAACTTGGAATGAAAGCATATATAGTCCTTCAGGTTATAAAGGAGGTAAGAAAGCCTTTAGAGTTAATGCAATGGAAAAGGTTGTAATGAATACAGACTTTGTGAATCAATCAGAAGCTACTTGGTTTGAAGAACTTGTTAATAGTCCTGAAGTTTATATTTTAGAAGGTTATCAATCAGACCCTACTAATCCTTTACTAAGTACATATGTTACACCTGTTAGACTTTTAACTTCTAACTTTACTAAAAAGACTGTAGCAAATGACAAACTTATTCAATACACTTTTGAAGTTGAAAAGAGTAAGACACTAAGAACACAATCAGTATAATGAGCGTACAACTAATAGTATATCCACAAAGTTATGAAGGCATCTT